CAAAACGAAGGCATATTATTAGTAGCAAGTACATCTGGTATATCCTCAAATCAAACAACAGAGTTTAATACATTTAGAAATAAATCTGTAAGTGGTAATCAAATTTATATTACACAAACAGGAGATAATAATACTTTAAATATATTACAAGACGGTGACGATAACTTAATTATTGGTACAGACTTAACATCATCAGCTGTTATAAATGGTGATAACAATGCTTTAGATTTAGACCAGATTGGTAATGATAATGTTTTAGGTTTAGATATAGTTGGTTCTTCAAACAATGTGGCAGTTACACAAAACGAAGACCAAAGAGCAAAACTAAGTATTACAGGTAACTCAAACAATGTAGATTTAGACCAATCAGCAGTCAACTATGTTGGCGAACATTATATGTCAGTTATCATAGCAGGCAATAGTAACGCAGTAGATGTAGACCAAACAGAAACAGGTAATAAGAAATTATTTTTAGATATAGATGGTAGTAATAATGTTGCAGTAGACCAAAAAGGTACAGGTGACCATTATGCAGAAATAACTTTAACTGATAGTCATAATGTAGATGTAACGCAAGACGGAAGTGGTGACCACAATGCAACAATTAATTTAAGTGGTAATACTTCTAGTATAACATTGACGCAAGATAGTAGTACTTCACAAAATTATTATCTTTACCAAAATTGTTCACAAGCATCCTGTTCCGCTACTGTAACACAGAACTAAATAGAAGTATGAAAAAATTATTTACTCATTGGACGATTGCATTTGTTACCTTAATAGTATTAACGTGGATTGGTTTAAAAGACCCACAAGTAAAAGAAATTCTAAGGTTGAAATCATTTGACCTTTTATTACAATCAGAAAAAAAAGAAATATCTACAGATATACATGTATTGACTATTGATGAAAAAGCAATAGAAAAATATGGTCAATGGCCATGGAACAGAGAAGTCTTAGCTAGTGTAGTAAATGATCTAAGAGAAATGGGTGCTGGTACTATAGTAATGCCTATTTTGTTTTCAGAATATGATAGATTAGGTGGTGATAATGAATTTATTAATACTATACATCAAAACGGTGTAGTTATTGCTCAAGTAGGAACTAATCAAACAAATAAAAATGCAGTACCACGTGGTGTTGCAAAAATAGGAGATCCACTACCGTGGTTATTTGAATGGGGTGGAATGGTAGGACCTGTAGCAGAGTTTGGACAATATGCAGATGGTGTAGGTGTTACAAATACAGCGCCAGAGGTTGACGGTGTTGTAAGAAGAATACCATTATTAATGAGAATAGGTGAAGATGTTTATCCTTCAATTGCAATAGAAACTATTAGAGTTGCAACAGGTGACCCTAGTTATCAAGTAAAGGCAGGCGATGGTGGTATTATTGCTATGAGAGTACCAGGTTTCAAAACTATTAAGACAGACGCAAATGGACGTATCTGGTTGAGATGGAACAGTAGTTTTATGACTACCTCTTTAGCCGATCTATATGATACAGAGGTAAGTTTAAGAGGTAAAACGATTATTATTGGCATGTCAGCTGAGGGTTTAGGTGGTGTTATTGCAACACCAACAGGAGAAAGATATGCCTATGATCTAACTGCCTCCACTTTACAAACAGTATTAGACGGTAAACATATACAAAGAGTTGATATATCATTTTTGATAGAATTAGCTGTTGCCTTTTTACTAGGAAGTGTTATAATAATACTTACAAGATTTACTCCTTATTGGGTTGTAGGTTTAAAAATGGTCGTATTCTATGGTGCGACAATCTATACAGTTCATTATCTCTTTGAGAAATATTTAATATTAGCTGATGGTAGTTGGGCAATCATTACAATTACAGTTGTTGGTATGCATAGTATCTTTAATAGATTTGTATTAGAGTTTCAACTTAAACAACAAATTAAAAAACAATTTGAACATTACTTAGAACCTAAAATGGTGAAAAAGTTACAACAAAATCCTAACTTACTAAAACTAGGTGGTGAAAGAAAAGAATTAACATTTTTGTTTTGTGACATAAGAGGTTTTACTCCTTTATCAGAAAAATTTAAATCAGATCCAGGTGGATTGACAAAAGTTATTAACAAGTTCTTAACACCAATGACAGATATAATTATGTCAAACGGTGGTACTATTGACAAATATATGGGGGACTGTATAATGGCCTTTTGGAATGCACCGATAGATGTAAAGAATCACCAAAATGTCGCAGTTAAAAGTGCAATGCAAATGCAACATAAATTACATGAATTAAACTCCTCAAAGGTTTTTGGAGAGAACATAACTATAAATATAGGAATAGGTATTAACTCAGGTTATGCCTACGTAGGAAATATGGGAAGCAATCAAAGATTTGACTATTCAGTTATAGGCGACCCCGTCAACTTAGCCAGTAGATTAGAGGGGGTGTCCAAGAATTACGACGCCACACTAATTGTCGGCGAAGATACCTACAGCTCAATCAAAAATCAATTTAACTTTACCAAAATAGATGATGTACAAGTGAAAGGTAAATCTAATACAGTATCAATCTATACAGTTAAGGAGCCCTATGATTACACAACTACAAATGAGGAAGTTAAGAAAGTTAGTAATAAGACAGATAAGACAAGAGCGACAAGTAAATCTATATCATCTAAATTTGACATGGGCAAGAATACGAAAACAAAAAGACAGGCGAAGAAGAAGAACACTTAAAAAAATATGGATGCAACGACAGACGGCATTGATGAAACAACAACAACTTTTTATGCCATCTTTAGTAGCTTAAATACTTTAAACAACTAAATAATAGTATCAGCAAATATACAAAAACGAGGTATATACCCTCCACATAAGTTATAAAAAGAATGCTGATCCTAGGAAAAATATGGCAGATACAGACTACAAAATTGAATTAGAAAAAGTAAAAACTCAGGTAGAGAATGTATCGGGTATTCAATCAAAATTAGATACGGCGATAGATAAACTTACAGATGTTTCTACTTCAATTAAGTCTATGTTAGCTGTACACGAAGAAAAACTTTCTAGGTCTGAACAAATAGATGAAGTTATATTTGGTAAAATTAAAGACCGTGCCGAAGAAACTGATAAGGTATATAGAGATTTAAGTAAAGAAATAAATCAAGTAGAAAGAAGACTACTAATAGAGATAAAATCATTGAAAAATGAAATAGGATCCAGAGTAGGCGTCTTAGAAAAATGGAGATGGATTATAGTGGGTAGTGCAATCATAATTGGTTGGATACTATCTAAGAACCTAATGCCATTACTCCATATGATGAACGGACCTCAATAATTCCACCATTGACAAATGCGACACTATATAGTATAGTAGTCTTTGTGTTATGTCGAGTTATATTGATCTAAAATTTATTAATGATTTATCAGCCAGATTAGGGCAGTTTAAAAAGAAAACAGATTATCTGTTTAACTTTCGTTGTCCTCATTGTGGTGATTCACAAAAGTCCAAGACAAAAGCGAGAGCATATTTGTATCGTATTAAGAACGATATGTTTTTCAAATGTCACAATTGTGGACAAGGTCAAAACCTAGCAAACTTTATTAAGTTTGTAGACCCAAAGCTGCATGAATTATATTTGTTAGAAAGATATAAGTCATCAGCACCAGCGACACCAAAACCTAAATTTGATTTCAAACCACCTGTGTTTGAGTCAACCATACTGGACAATCTAACGTCTATTGATAAGTTAGATGAAAAACATCCAGTAAAACAGTATGTGATAAATAGAAAGATACCTGAAAAGTATTTTTCAAAATTATTATTATCTGATAAATTTATGGCTTTGGTAAACAAGGCAAAACCAGGCACATTTAAAAAGATATTTAAAGACCATCCTAGGTTGATAATACCTTTTTATGATTTGCAAGGTAAGTTGTTTGCGTTTCAAGGTCGTGCTTTTGGTGATGAACAACCAAAGTATTTGACAATTAAATTAGATGAAAACAAACAAAAAATTTATGGTTTAGAAAGAGTTAATCTACAAGATCAAGTATACATTGTAGAAGGCCCTATTGATAGTTTGTTTTTAGATAATTGTTTGGCAGCTGCAGGTGCAGATGTTATGTTAAGAAATATACAACCTAAAGATGTTACGTATATTTTTGATAATGAACCAAGAAATAAAGAGATCGTTGATAGAATGTATAAAGTGATAGAACAAGATTATAATGTAGTAATATGGCCAGAAGACATGCGACATAAAGACATTAACGACATGTTTATTGCTGGACTTGACAAATCGGAAGTTTTAAGTATTATAAGTAATAACACTTTTCACAAGTTAAAAGCGTTAACAAAAATCAGTTATTGGAAAAAAGTTAAATAGAGGAGAAATACATGGTGGACAATTCACAAGAGATTAAAGTTGTAAAAAGAGGTACAAGAGGTACTGAAAAATTAGATATTGAAAAGATACATGAAATGGTTGAATATGCTACCGAAGATATTAATGGTGTATCATCTTCATCAATTGAAATGAACTCAGGTTTACAATTTTATGACGGAATATCCACAGATGATATACAAAAAATTCTAATCAAATCCGCTTCTGATTTAATTTCATTAGAAAATCCTAATTACCAATATGCAGCTGCTAGACTATTATTATATTCACTAAGAAAACAAGTTATAGGTAAACTATGGGACCACCCTCATATTTGGGACCATGTAAACAAATGTGTTGACGCAGGATTGTATGATAAAGAAATATTAGAAAAGTATTCTAAAAAAGATTTTGATAGAATGGAAAATTGGGTAACACATGAAAGAGATTATGATTTTACTTATGCAGGTCTAAGACAAGTTATTGACAAATACTTAGTACAAGATAGATCAACAGGTTTGGTATTTGAAACTCCACAATTTATGTACATGATGATAGCTGCAACTATATTTGCTAACTATTCAAATGGTAAAAGAATGACGTATGTTAAAAAATATTATGACGCCATTAGTAAATTTAAAATTAATATTCCTACTCCTGTTATGGCAGGTGTTAGAACACCCCTTAGACAATATGCAAGTTGTGTATTAGTTGATGTAAATGATACATTGCCAAGTATATTTTCAAGTGATATGGCCATTGGTCGTTACGTAGCACAAAGAGCTGGTATTGGTATTAATGCAGGTCGTATTAGAGGTATCAATGCAAGAATTAGAGGTGGTGAGGTACAACATACAGGTGTTATACCTTTCTTAAAAAAGTTTGAAGCAACTGTAAAATGTTGTACTCAAAATGGTGTAAGAGGTGGTAGTGCAACGGTACACTTTCCTATTTGGCACCAGGAAATAGAAGATATTATTGTATTAAAGAACAATAAAGGTAGTGAAGATAACAGAGTTAGAAAGTTAGATTATTCAATTCAGTTATCTAAATTGTTTTATGAAAGGTTTATTAATGAAGAAGAAATTACATTGTTCTCACCACATGAAGTGCCAGAATTGTACGAAGCATGGGGTACTGAGGAGTTTGACGAATTATATTTACGAGCAGAAAGAAAAACAAGTGTTAAAAAGAAAAAAATCTCCGCACAAGACTTATTCTTTGACATCTTAAAAGAAAGAGCTGAAACAGGTCGTATTTACATTATGAATATCGACCATTGTAATACTCACTCTAGTTTTAAAGATAGAGTTACAATGTCAAACTTATGTCAGGAGATTACATTACCAACTGATCCAATAGAACATATTGATGGTTCTGGTGAAATTGCATTATGTATATTAAGTGCAATCAACGTAGGTAAATTAAACTACTTAGAAGATTTAGAAGAACTTTGCGATCTAGCAGTAAGAGGTTTAGAAGAGATAATAGATCATCAACATTATCCAGTAAAAGCTGCAGAGATTTCTACAAAGGCAAGACGTAGTTTAGGTATTGGTTATATTGGTTTAGCCCATTATCTAGCAAAACAAAAAGTTTCATACGGTGATAAACAAGCATGGAAAGAAGTTGACCAGTTAACTGAAAGTTTCCAATATTACTTATTAAAGGCAAGTAATGAAGTAGCTAAAGAAAAAGGTGCTTGTGAGTATTTCCACCGTACAAAATATTCATATGGTATTCTACCTATTGATACCTATAAAAAAGAAGTTGATGAGATTGTTAATCGAAAATTAACTTGTAAATGGGAAGATTTAAGGAAGAATATCAAAGAGCATGGGCTACGACATAGCACACTCTCAGCCCAAATGCCGTCTGAATCCTCTAGTGTGGTTTCCAATGCTACTAACGGCATTGAACCACCTAGGGACTATTTAAGTATTAAGAAATCAAAACAAGGTCCTTTGAAACAGGTAGTACCTCAGTATAATACACTAAAGAATTTTTATACTTTATTATGGGATATGCCAAGCAATGAGGGATATATAAATGTAGTTTCTGTTATGCAGAAATACTTTGACCAAGCAATTAGCGGTAACTGGTCATATAATCCTGAACATTATGAAGACGGCCAAGTTTCGGTTAGTGCAATGGCACAAGACCTACTAACAACGTATAAGTTAGGTTGGAAAACATCATACTATCAAAATACATATGATAGTAAAAAAGACGTTGACGAACCTGCTCATCCAGTTGGTTGGACAGATAACGTGCCAGAGAAAGAGGAAGAATTAAAATCACCAGCAAGTGAACATCTAAACGGACAGTTACAAGATGATGAAGCTTGCGATAGTTGTAATATATAGAAAGGATTATCTATGGCATTTTTATGTGTTAATACACCTCATGTAGATGTGTTTGTAAAGAAAGAATATCTTTATGACTTACAAAAAGGGCATGGTGAATTTTTAGAAGGAGTTTGGGTAACAGCTAAGTCTATACAAGGCAGAGCATTATACTTTGAAACTTATATACCTGAGTATGGTGCATTGTTTGATAAGTTACCTATAAGTGCCTTTGTTTGGAAAACTGATATTAAAGAAGACGTACCTTTAACTGAATTACAGTTGTGGGATTGTTTTAGTTATGATATAACAATATGTGAGAAACAAATGTTAAGTGGTAATCAATGTAAGTATCTATCGCCATCTAAAACATGGTATAAAGGTTGGTACATGTTTACAATTGATAATGCAAACTCCACTAACTTAGAAAGAAATGTAACTTATAGTGAAGTACCTAGTCAACATAAGTCATTTAATATTCTAAAGTTAGATAATGGTTATTTTGCAGCTCAACCTAATAACAGAGTTATATTTTATGATAAGAGTTATACACCTAGTAAGTTGAAGTTTCCAGACTTCAAAGTATCTACAGTAGAGTATAGTGTAGAGGGTGATTTAAAGTGGACAGCAGGAGATGATGATAAATTTTTTTATGATTTAAATGAGAATGAAGACTGATTTAGGACATTATATAAGAACTTACAAGGATACATATACTACCAATTTTTGTAAAGACCTTGTTAATACATTAGATAAAAGTTATTCTGAAAAGCATAAGTTTTATAATGGTACAACAGGTGAAGAAACAAAAGTTGGTAATGATCCTGAAAATGTATGGTTAGACGAACCATACGCCGAGCAATACAGAGAAGAGCTGATGAAAGGTCTTTATAATGTATTGGACAAATATATCGTAAATGATATGTGTAAGACGGAAGGATTTGACTATTTTCCAGGTTGGAATGGTTATAGTTTTCCAAAATTCATTAGATATGAAAACAATGCAGAGATGAAACCTCATTGTGACCATATCTTTGATTTATTTAAAGATGAACAAGGCAATCCTAGGGGTGTACCAATACTTACTATGATTGTAGGACTAAATGAAGATTACTATGGTGGTGATCTTAATATATTATATGGAAAGGATTATAAATTAGAAACAGGAGAATGTATTGTTTTTCCTTCTAATTTTTTATATCCTCATTATGTTAAACCAGTAGAGAAAGGTAGAAGATACTCAATGATAAGTTGGGTACACTAGAAAAAAATGGGAAGAAGCGTATTTAATAAAGATAAAAACTTAGACGCCACAAAAGCAGCGATGTTTTTTGGGCCAGACTTAGCCGTACAACGATATGATAACATGAAATATCCTATCTTTGACAAATTAAACCAACAACAATTAGGTTACTTTTGGAGACCTGAAGAGATATCGTTACAAAAAGATAGAAACGATTATCAAACATTATCAGAACAACAAAAGTTTATATTTACTTCTAATTTAAAGTATCAAACAATGTTAGACTCTGTACAAGGCAGAGGTCCATGTTTAGCTTTCTTACCGTTTTGTTCTCTACCAGAATTGGAAGGTTGCATAGTAAAATGGGATTTTATTGAAACAATACACAGTAGAAGTTACACCTATATAATTAAGAATTTGTATCCTGATCCATCTGAGGTTTTTGATACTATTATAGAAGATAATAATATTGAAAAGAGAGCTGGTAGTATTACAAAAACTTATGATGATTTAATAAGTATGGGTTATAAGTGGACTTTAACACCAGATAAAGTTGACATGTATGAATTAAAAAAGAGATTATGGTTAACAATGGTGACAGTAAACATTTTAGAAGGATTAAGATTTTATGTATCATTTGCTTGTAGTTTTGCATTTGGTGAATTAAAATTATTAGAAGGTTCTGCTAAGATAATAGGTTTTATAGCAAGAGATGAAAGTCAACACCTTGCAATGTCACAAACAGTTATCAATAATTACCGTGAAAGAGAACAAGATAAGACAATGTTAAAAGTCATTAAAGATACAGAAAAAGAAGTTTATAAAATGTATGATGACGCAGTTAACGAAGAGAAGAAATGGGCAACTTACCTATTCTCAAATGGTTCTATGATCGGTTTATCAGAAAAACTATTACATCAATTTGTTGAGTATATGGCAAATAGAAGAATGAAAGCTATTGGTCTTACACCACAATATGAACAGAAAACAAATCCATTACCATGGGTAGATCATTGGTTGAATAGTAGATCACTTCAAAATGCACCACAAGAAACAGAGATTGAATCTTATGTAATCGGTGGCGTAAAACAAGATGTAAAAAAAGATCAATTCAAAAAATTTAAATTATAATGATTAAACATAAAAAAGCATGTTCTTCTTGCGACACTAAATATACAGTAATTTGGAATGAAGAAGAACAAGATTTAGATCCATTAACATGTCCATTCTGTGGATATGAAGTGGAAGATGAGGAAGACATTGAACAAAGATATGAACCGAACGATAATTGGGATTGATTATTCATTAACAAGTCCAGCTATTTGTGTTACTACTGATTTTAAAATAGAAAACTCTAACTTTTATTTCTTATCAAGTAAAAAGAAACATGAGGGCAAGTTTGGTAAATATATTACAGGTCAATTGCATGATGAATGGGATAATCCTATTGAAAGATTTGCAAAGATAAGTGATTGGGTAATCTTTGTATTAGAAGATTTACATCCAGACCCGAATAGAATAGTCTTTATTGAGGGTTACTCTTTTGGTTCAAAAGGTCAAGGTATATTTCAGATTGCTGAAAACTGTGGTATATTGAAGTATAGATTACGAGAAGAAAATTGGTATTATGATACTGTTGTACCAAGTGTTGTTAAGAAACATGCAACAGGTAAAGGCAACGCTGATAAAGATATGATGTATGAGGCGTGGTTAAAAGATACAAAGATTGACTTGAAACAAATATTTGATACATCTAAAGTGGGAAATCCACTATCAGATATTGTTGACAGTTATTATATTGCGAGAACAGGTTATGAAAATATTGAAAGCAAAAAAACATCCAAAAACTGATCTACCATTAGAACTATTTAATGTAGCTGAGTTGATTTGTATACCTAAAGAACATTGGTTACAAAAAAGAATAGAAGAGTTTGAATACAATAAAAGTTTTGAAAACCATGGTATGATATGGCCTATATGTGTAACAGATGAAAAACCTGATTGGGTTGATAAAAGATTAAGACCTAAAAATCCATGGCATTATACAGACGGTAAATTAAATCCAGGTTTATATGTACACACAGGTAACAAGAGAGTACATTGGGCAAAACAAAATGGTTACGATCAAATTGAAGGATATAAAATGACAACTATTGAACATAAACGTGATCTTAGAAGAATGACATCTATAAATCATACGGAGATACCTAAATGATTAATATTCCAGATACAATAATGACAACTGATGGTTATACACCACATAAATTTATAAATGGATTTGTAAAGTATTGGGAAGATTTAAGAGATGAATGGCCAGCTGCAAGTTTATTTAAAGAAGAGGGTCATATAAAACCTAGGAAACATGGACAAAGACCTCATCTAAGAATGTTTATGTGTTATGCACCTCATCCTGATAGTTCATATTTTGACCGATATAAAATACACCGATATCAATTATCTGAAACATGGGATTATTTTGTAGATAAAATCTTTAGTAGTAAAGAATATATAGATTGGATAAAAGAAACATTAGAAATACCAGGTAATAATTTTAAATTTAGATTTGATTGGCACTTAACAAAATGGGGACAAGACGTATCACCTCATGTGGATAGTACGACTAAATATGGTAGTCATTTAATATACTTTATGCCAGAGGGTTGGAATGAAGAGTGTGGTGGTAATACAATATTTTATAAAGGTAAACTTGTTGACAATATGAATCCAGAACCTACAGACTTTGCTCATAAACAACAATATATTAATACAGGCAATACTTCATTGTTATTTAAAAATAGTCCTGAAGGTTGGCATGGTGTAACAGAGGTAAATACTGAATTAAATAGACAAATATTTAATGTGGTGATTTTGAAAAACGATTAGGAGATAATATGAAAGATGTAAAAGGTTGGCAACTGCCAGATTGGGACGATCATTATGAAAAGATGTTGATGGAGTATAATGGTAAATGGGAATATCAAAAAGAAACTAGAGATTTCTCTTTAGGTTTTGTTAAAGCATGGAATATTGCATTAGATATAGGTGGTAATATAGGTTTCTGGTCACAGGACTTATGTAGAAAGTTTAAAACAGTTCGAGCATTTGAACCACATCCAGAAAACATAGCTTGTTATAGAGAAAACATGAAAGAGTTTAATAACTGGCAACTAGAAGAAATCGCATTATCAGATAAACAAATGGAGAACGCAGAACTATTTGCTTCACCAGATGAAAGTGGTAATGTAAGTTTACTTGCTCATGGTGTAACACATGGCAACTCTAAAAGAATTTTAGAAGAAAAACAACTAAGTAAAACTTTAGTTGATGTAAAAAAACTTGATGATTACTTATATGAATATAAAGGTAAGAATATAGATTTTATAAAAGTAGATTGCCAAGAACATGAAAAAGAAATAGTAAATGGTGGTTTAGAATTACTAAAAGACCATGCAACTGTAATATGTTTAGAATTGCCTTGTAGAAATTCTGTAGAACAAAAATACCATGATGATATTGTTGAAGTATTAAAAGATATTAATTATACACGAAGAGGCAATAAAAGAAAAGAAACTATCTTTACTAAGTGGGTAGATTAAATGTGTGCAATACACGGCATAGGTTTTAAAGATACAGACCTCATCAATAAGATGTTGGCTGTGGCGCACCATAGAGGACCAGACTATAAACAATCCTGGCACGACACCGATATAACCTTAGGCCACAATTTATTATCTATTGTAGGTCAAGTAAATGAAAGTAAACAACCATATCAATATGAAGATTGTATATTAGTTTTTAATGGCGAAATATATAACTACAAAGACTTATCACATAATCCTAAGACAGATACAGAAACATTAGCTAAAGGTTTAAAAAACGAAGGCTGGGAGTTTCTAAAAAAATGTGATGGTATGTTTGCTCTTGCATTTTACAATACAACAACTAAACAATTAATTTTAGCAAGAGATACAAATGGTACAAAACCATTATATTACGGTTACCTAAAAGACAAATTATATTTTTCTAGTGAAATTAAAAGTTTATTAGAATGTGGTTTTGAAAGAAAGATTTGTAAAAGAGCATTAAGTTTATATTATAATCAAGGTTATGTACCAGGTTATTTAACAATGTTTGAGGGTATTAAGAAGTTAGTACCAGGTCAAGTGTTAGTAGATAAACAAAGTTATAACTTATTAGATTATGATTTATTAGTACCAAAAAAATTAGATATTGATTTTGTTGCCAAACAAGTGCAATTAAAAAATAATTATGTAGTACAACAAACTTTAATGGGTAGAAGAAACATAGGTTTATTTCTATCAGGTGGTTTAGATTCAACTTCAATATTATACGAGATGAAAGAGTTAGGTGTAAAACCTAGGACATTTACATCTAGTTTTGCAACAACTGATCCAGAGAGTTTATTAAATGAAGATAGTAAACTGGCACAAAGATTATGTAAAGATTGGGGTATAGAAAATAATATTGTTTATCAAACTCAAAAAGATTATGTTGACGCAATAGAAGATACCTTTTATGCATTAGAAGAACCAAGGCAAGGTAAAAGTTTTCCAACATATTACAATATGAATAAGTTTATGGCAAGTAATGATATTACTGTTACATTAGCAGGCGATGGTGGTGATGAATTGTTTGCAGGATATAAACACCATAAGAGCCCTAATTGGCCTGGTAAATTAAAATCATTAAGAAAACATAATCGACCACTTAAAAATCCAGAATTAGAATGTGGTAAAGATGACCAAATAGATTATTTAAAAGAATGGTTACCAATGCAACAAATAAAAGATGAAGACCATTTAAATGATTTCATGTACATAGAGAGTTTAAATAGTTTAGCTGAAGATTTTTTAATTAGAAATGATAAGTTAGGTATGGCACACAGCATGGAAGGTAGATTTCCTATTTTAAATAAAAGATTAAGAGATTACGTAAGAGCTTTACCAAGTAAATTAAAAGTTGATGATAGATTTTATCAACACCCTAGGTTTTATCATAAGTATTTACAAAAGAAAGCATATGAAGGATTACTACCAAATTATATTATTAATCATGTAAAAACAGGTTGGCGTTTCCCTACAGATGAAATACTTGTAGGTAGAAAAGATCAACCAGCACCAGACAACGGAGTTTTAAAAGACTATATAAGAGAAACACTAAACGATAAAGAACTTATGGATATATTTGAATATGATATGACAGATGTTGAAGATAGATATTTAAACAATAGAGATTTTGATAAAAAATCAGGTATAGGTCCTAGATCACAGAAAGAATTATTTTGTACTCTTAACTTTGCAGTATGGAAGAAAGTATATGGTATGTCAATATGAAACTATTAACTGTTACAACTTGGAATAATAAACTATACAAAGAGTACGCTCATAGATTTGAGAAGACATATAACTTATCGTGGCCATATACTGTATATAATGAAGATGATGGTATGTTTGAAGTAATACCAGATTTAAAAGCATTTGTTGAAAGAAACAAAGATAAACCTACAGATAATTTTTTACAAGACGCAGTAAGATTTAGTTATAAAGTATATGCATATTGTCATGCTATAAAACAATACAAAGATGAATACGATTTTATTATGGGTATTGACGCAGATAGTGTATTTTACCACCCTATACCCGAAGACATTGTAGCTAAAAAATTATATAAAGAAAATTGTATGATGACTTACCTTGGTAGAGGTGGTCAATATAGTGAATGTGGTTTTTTATGTTTTAATTTGAAACATCCTGAAACACAAAACTATGCTAGAGAAATGTTAAAATTATATAATAGTGATGAGATATATAAACTGGTAGAAACACACGACAGTTTTGTTTGGGACCATGTAAGAATTAAATTTGAATTAGAAAAAGGTGTAAAGAATAATAATATTGGAGATCACAAGAAAGCCCATGTACAAGCGAGATCAATATTAGGTCAGTTTTATGACCATACAAAAGGCGCCAGTAGAAAAGCAATGGGTATGAGTGGTGAAAACCAAATGGTTTTAAGAGAGGGAAAGAAAAGATGATAAACGTCTTCATAGGATATGATAGTAAAGAAAAGGTTGCCTTTAATACATTATCATATTCAATATTAAAACATAGTACAAAACCGGTGGCAATAACACCGATTTACTTACCGAATATTAAAGATGACTTTGTAAGAGAGCGTAATGCTATTTCTAGTACAGAGTTTTCATTTAGTAGATTTATTATACCTCACCTAATGAATTATAGAGGGTGGGCATTATTTATGGATTGCGACATGTTAATGACAACAGACATAGCTGAACTATGGAGATTGCGTGACGACAAGTATGCTGTTCAAGTTTGTAAACACGATTATGTACCTAAACAAGAAAAGAAGTTTTTAGGTCAAGTACAAACAAAATACGAAAAGAAAAACTGGTCTAGTTTTATGTTAATGAATTGTGCCAAGTGCCACGAATTAACACCTGATTATGTAAACTCAGCAACAGGTTTACAGTTACATCAATTTAAATGGTTAGAGGGAGATCATATGATAGGTGGTTTACCTTTAGAGTGGAACTGGTTAGTTGGTGAATACGATTATAAAAAAGATATAAAGAGTGTTCACTTTACAGAGGGTGGTCCTTACTTTGAAGATTACAAAGAGTGTGATTATGCAAATGATTGGTATGAACACTATAAAGAAAGTAGTAAAGTAAATTTAAAATGAAACACTTAGTTTTTGGAACACAACCGAAATATGATCGTATAGTACAGGCATTTGCTGAAACTTTAGATCATGTTTATTTTCCTGCTACAAGAAGAGTAGATCAATGGAAAGAATCTGAGTGGATCGGTTTTGACCAAGAACAATGGATCAAAGATAAAAATCCTATCGTAGTAGTTGGTATCTTACGTGGTACAGCTAAACTATTAAAGTTAGCAAGAATACATAAGATACCATATTACTTTATAGATCATGCTTATTTTTACAGAGGGCATGGTGAACACCCTATACTAAAAGATACGTATTATCGTGTTGTAAAAAATAATGAATTTCTAAGTGAACATACAACTATAAATCCACATAAAGATTTAATTCAAAGAAATGTAGACTTACTTACAAAAGTACCTGTAAGAAATAATATTGACAAGTATTATGAAAATCATAATGGTAAATATATTTTAGTTTTTCCACCAAGTAAACATCTATGTAAATATTGGGATATACCAAGTGTAGAATATTGGATAGACGAAGTTCATAAAAATATAAAAACAGGTACAGATAGAGAGATTATTGTATGTTCAAAAAATGATACTAAAAAATATCAGGATTATTTTCCAGAAACTCATTGTATGGTATCATTTACATCAACGGCACCTATAGAGGGTATATTACAAGGTATACCTAGTATTGCATGGGACTTATCTATGCTAGCACCAGTATCATGGGGTTATGATAAGTATAAAGAAATAGAAAAGATAAGAACATTTGAATATAGAGGTCGTAGAAAAGAAAGAGGTCTTGCTATTGCAGCTTGGCGAGATCACTTATTAGCTAATCAATTTTCTTTGACAGAGATGAAATCAGGTTATGCAAAAGAAACAGTTGATAAATTACAAAAAGGTTTATTTAATTATTATCCAAAGGACTATTTAAAAGTATGATTATTTGCCACGAAATACCATGGAAAGAATGTTTATCTCATCAAATCTGGCCACATATAAAGAAAGGTTGGAAAGATGAAGATAGAAATATACATTTTTTTTGGGGTTTAGCTGGTAGTAATGTAAAGAAAATACAAGAAGTCATAGATAAAAAAGAAGAGTGGTGGTTTGTAGATACTGGTTATCTAACAGAACAAATAGTGAGATATCCTATACCAAAGATTATGGACTATGATAGAACATATTTTAGAATATGTAAAGGTCATATGCATAGTGAACTAAAAGATATAAGCGATGGTTCACGTTTACAAAAATTAGAAAGTCAAGGTATTGACGTAGAGTTTAGAGGGTGGAATACAGGTGAAACAAAACATATTTTACTTGCACCGTCTAGTCCAATGGTGACATATCATATAAACAATATGACACAAGAAGAATGGACTGAACGTATGACTACAATGATTAGAAGATATACGGATAGAGAAATACGATTTAGAAATAAACCAAGACCAAATAATCAATGGTGGAATACAGACATTAGAGATGACTTGAAAGATTGTCATGCTTTGGTAACTAATATGTCATTGTCAGCTATAGTTGCAGTACAAAACATGGTACCTGTATTTACACATCATAGTAATGTTTGTGATTTAATAAGTGGTCGTATAGATGATATAGAACGAACAAGGAAACCTGGTCGTAAAGTTATGAATAACTTTTTTAAAATGATAGCAGATCAACAGTTTACCTTAGATGAAATGGGGAGTGGTGTCGCTTATGAGATACTTAAAAAACAAAGATAGATGGATAGGATTTGCATTAGCAGCTAGTAGTGTTTGGATACTATCAGCAGCCAACATATCAACTCAATGGATTGGTTGGTCTTTAAGTGTAGTAGCATGTATAATGTGGGTATGGTTTGGTTACAAAGATAAAGACTGGCCTAGAATGTTAATGGAATGTATGTACTTGATATTAAGTTTTAGAGCAGTAATAAACTGGTTGAATATATGATTTTTGCATGTGTAAATTATGGTACAAAGTATGATGTAAAGTATGTACAAAATCTTTACAATATGGTAAAAAGAAATACCACTATACCACATAAATTTGTTTGTTTTACCGATCATGTTAAATTACCAAAACTTGTAGAAGGTGATATAGAAGTTAGGCAATTTAAACACCACGATATGGATGGTTGGTGGAATAAAATGCAATTGTTTAACGAGTGTGAAGAAGAAACTCTTTATATGGATTTAGATGTAGTAATTACAGGTAACATAGATTGTTTTTTTACACACGAACCAGAAGCTGAGTTTGTA